CGCGGCCCTGGATGCTGCCTGAGCCGAGCGAGGAGGGCCGCTGGGGCGAGGGGAAGGTCGACGCTGACATCGACTTCTGGCGGCGATTCAAGGCGGAGGGAAAGAAGGCCTGCCTGGCGCCGCGGGTGGTGGTCGGTCACCTGCAGGAACTCGTGACCTGGCCGGACCAGATGCTGAAACCGATTTACCAGACCGTCCCGGATTTCGACGCTTCGGGCATGCCAGAGGAGGCAAGGAGATGAGAGTAAACAGTCAGAAGCCTGGGCGCATCCGTCACCGCGGACTCTCGGGGCCGAAAACGCTGCGCCTGAAGCGGCCGTGGCGCAACTTCCGCAAGGGCGATGAGATCCGCCCGCCGGCGGCCATGGCAAAGATCCTGGTCGACGAGGACATCGCCGAGGAGGTCGCCAAGGCCGAAGCCGAGACGACCGTGAAGAAGCGCGGCCGCAAGCCGAAGGCCGAAGCCGAGACGACCGGGGACGCCGATGCCGAGTCTGATCAGGACGAGTGATCCGCTCCCCGAGGAGCCGGTGCTTCTCGAGGAGATCAAGGAGCACCTGAACGTCACCTCGAATGACGACGACAATAAGATCGACGGTCTGATCACCGCCGCGCGCCTCTACATGGAGGAAACGCTCGGCATCACGTTTATGGAGCAGGGATTCACCCTGGTCTATGACCATGCTGAGTTGAAGCCGCTGATCGGCCGGTACTGGGCGCCGCCGGTTGACCGGGCGCTTTACCTGCCGCGGCCGCCGCTCCTGACGGTCGATGAGGTCTCCTATGTCGACCAGGACGGTGTGAGCCAGACGTGGGACGACGCGCTCTATGAAGTCGACGCGAGCAATGTCCCTGGCCGCCTGTACCCGGCCTACAACGAGTGCTGGCCGGACATGCGCTGCCAGCCGCAGGCGCTGACCATCGAGTACACCGCCGGCCACGAGAACCCCGAGGATATCCCCAAGACCTGGATTCAGGCGCTGAAGCTCCTGATCACCCACTGGTACGAGAATCCGTCCATGACCTCGGAAGTCGACATCAAGTACACGCCGATGGCCTTCCAGTCCCTGGCGCACGCGATCTCGCCGCCCAGGATCGGCTGATGAAGCGCCTTGAGGCCAGACGGCTGAAGCATTCCGTGATCCTCCAGCGGCCGACGGTCACGCGGGATTCCGTGGGCGGGCTGTCGACCTCATGGGAGTCCGTGGCCGAGGTCCGGGCCGAGGTACTGCCGATCTCGACCCGTGAGCGTTTGCTGGCGGCTCAGGCAAAGAGCGAGATCACCCACCGGATCACGGTTCGGTACGACTCGCGCCTGGCCGGCATGGACGGGTCGTGGCGGGTGAAGTTCGGCACGCGCATCTTCTCGATCGACGGGACGCCCCGAAACATCGATGAGGCGAATCAGTATTTCGAGATCGTCGCCATTGAGGGCCTGAAGCAGGTATGAGTCTCCAGTCCGAATTGATGATAGCGCTGGCGGCCGTGGCCGGTGGACAGATATACCCGCAGATGGCGCCGGCGGAAATTGAGCCGCCATTTGTCGTCTACCGCATCCTTGCAAAGGAGCCGCTGGGACTGCTCAGCGGTGGTGCCGCCAGCGTCCGCTATTCAATCGCCTTCGAATGCTACGGCACGAGTTATCAGGAAGCGCTGACCACCGCGGCGGCAGTGTCGGCAGCAATCGACGCATCAGATCTGACAACCTTCCATGAAGCGTCCCCTGGCGAGGATTACATCTTCGATGCGGACGAATTCATGGAGCCAGTTTTTGTGGGCATCTGGCATGAGTAGCGGAATCTACCAGATTAAGAACATTAAGAATGGGTCATCATACATTGGTAGTGCAGCGAACCTAAATAATAGATGGAGTGTACATAAACATAGCCTTAGAAGAAATACCCATCATTCAAAGTACCTGCAAAGATCATGGAATAAATATGGAGAAGAATCTTTCAGATTTAATGTATTGATGATATGCGAAAGAAAGGATCTTATATTTTACGAACAGAGAGCAATAAATGTTTTCAAACCTAAATACAACCTGAGCAGAATAGCTGGATCCACATTAGGAGTTAGTATCTCAAAGGAAACAAGGGAGAAAATTTCAAAATCATTAACCGGAAGGCGAGCAACCGCCGAGCACAGACAAATGTTGTCTGACTTGAGGAAAGGAAAGAAAAAGCCTGATGGTTTTGGAGCAAAAGTCACGGAGCGACTGAAAATATTCTGGAGCAGCGAGAAAGGAATAAAGCGTAAAGAAATGATGGCAATAGCAAATAAGAACAGAATATACACGGAAGAGATTAGAAATAAGATGTCCGCTTCCGCTAAAGCAAGAACGCAGAATCCAGAATTCAAGCGAATCATCGCTGAGTCAAACCGTAGACGAGCCAAGAATCGTATATAAATTTCGTAGTTTGGCCCGCTCGTGAGAGCGGTTTTTACCGTCGTGATGACGGCAATGTCCCGGCCCCCAGCAATGGGGGCCAAGATGGAGGAAAGTGAAAATGGCTGCACGTATTGGTACCAACATGAGCGTTGCCGTGGAGAGCACCCTGGGCTCTCCGAAAACCGTCACCGTACTCACGAAAGCAAGCCCCGGCGTCGCCACCTCGACGAGCCATGGACTTTCGAATGGAGACGTTGTCAAGTTCGCGGTTTCCGCCGGAATGGTCGAGCTGAACGGCCAGGTCGTGCGGGTGGCGAATGTGACGACCGATACCTTCGAACTGGAAGGCCTCGACACCACCGACTATTCCACCTGGTCTGCCGGCACCGCCACCGAGATCACCGCGTTCGCCACCATCGCCGGCGCGCAGTCGGTCTCCATGCCGAACCCCTCGCCGAACAAGATCGAGACCACCGTGCTGACCGACAAGCAGAAGCAGTATGCCTACGGTCTGCCGGATGCGCCTGACGGCACCATCAATGGCCTGTACGACCCCACCGATGCGGCCATCGTCCTGATCAAGGCCGCCTCCAAGGCCAACGAGGCGCTCGGCTTCAAGATCTCATGGGCGGCGGGTCAGGTGACGTATTTCAACGCCAATGTTTCCTATGGTTCCGGCTTCGACCTTCAGCAGAACCAGGCGGCCACCTCGGTTATTCCGTTCACGCCGGTACGCGATGTCATGGATTACGCCAGCTGATGCACGAGATCACACGACGTCTGCGCAAGGCCAGAGAAGCCAGCAAGGTCATCGGCCGGATCAAGTTCACGGTTCGGCGTCCCACGGTCATCGAGGCTGCACGGTACAGCACCAAGGAGATCTACGAGTGGGTGCGCATCTTCGTCACCGGCTGGTCGCGGGAGGATGGGTCGCCGATTCAGGGAATCGACATTGGCGGTGACACCACCGACCCGGTTCCGTTCGATCAGGAACTCTGGGAGGAATGGCTGTCGGATAACCCGTTCTGCTGGGAGCCGCTGTATCAGTTCATTCTCGACCAGTTCACCGCCTACTCGAAGACCATCGAGGACTCCGCAAAAAACTGACCATCTGGCTGGAGGCGCGCGACCTCGGCCTCCCGAGCCAGTCAGTCTGCCCGGATCCCATCGCGGTCGAGATCTGGAACGAGATGGAGGGCGCAATCAACTGGGCGGCGCTGCCTCTCCTGATCGAGATATACGGGGTCGAGGACATCGAGGCTTTGCACAGGAGCCTGAGAACCATTCGTGATCACCTGAAGCGGAAAAATGGCAACGCAACTTGAGGGCGATTTCAAGGAACTGTACGCGCGCCTCGGGAATCTGAGCGCTCGCCTTCAGGTCAAGGCCATGCGCGGCGCGGTCAGGCGTGCGGCGCGGCAGACATTGAACAAGATGCGCTCGGCCGCTCCGCAGGGCTCTGTGGCGCACCGGACATACCGCCGCCGCCTGGTATCCCCCGGCTTCCTTCGTCGCAGCCTGCGGATTGTAACCAAGGTGGACGCCGGTGCCGGCCGGGTCTCGGCCATTCTCGGCGTGCGGAAGGAGGCCTACTACGGACCCCAGTTCTACGACCAGGGACCCTACACGATCACGCAGCGCAAGTATCGGATGGCGGGCAAGCGTCGGCGCACGGTGCGCGCCATCAAGCCGTACACGCTGCCCAAACGGCCATGGTTCGAATCCACGTTCCTGGCGGACAAACAAGTGATGGAGAACAACTTCGTGCAATTCGTTCGTCAGGAAATTGACAAGGCGGTGAAACGTGGCCGTTGATCTCGCGCGCCTTGTTCTGCGGCTTGAGGCTGAAAATGCCAAGCTGACCTCAACGCTTGAGACGACAACAAGGCGTCTGCAAGGTTTCCAGCGCAGCACCCAGTCGATCACCTCGTCCATCAAGAATGCCCTGCTCGGGCTTGGCGTCGGCTTCTCCGTCGTCGGCATCATCCGATCCCTGAAGTCGGTCGTCGACCAGGCCGATGAAATGGGCAAGCTCGCGCAGTCAACCGGAGTCGCGGTTGAAAACCTGTCCGCGCTGTCCTATGCCGCCGACCTGTCAGGCGTTTCCTCTGAGAAGCTCGGCACAGCTCTCGGCCGCCTGTCGGTCAATGTCTCCGACGTCCTGCGCGGCATTGGCGAGAGCAAGGAAGCCTTCGCCGCTCTCGGCCTCTCCGCCGACCAGCTGCGCGGCAAGACGCCTGACCAGATCCTGAAACGTATCGCCGACCAGTTCTCGACCTTCGAAGATGGCGCGAACAAGACCGCCATCGCAATTCGCATCTTTGGCCGCGCCGGTGCTGAACTGATCCCGCTACTCAATCAGGGCTCGCAGGGAATCGCCCGGATGGAATCCGAGGCACGGTCGCTCGGCGTCGTCATTGATAGCGACATGGCGAAGTCGGCCGAGCGCTTCAATGACCAGATGAATGCGCTTGGCAAGTCCTTCACCGGCTTCAAGATCGCCATCGCCGAGACCGTCCTGCCTTCCCTCAATGCCTTCTCGGCCGCCATGCTTCAGGCGGTCAAGGACGCCTCCGGGTTCCGTGGATTCATGGAGAACTGGAAGGCGCAGGGCTCCGGCGGCCCGTTCGCCGACCCGAAGGCGGTGTTCAATATTGTCGCTCTGCAGGACCAGCTCAAGTTCCTGCAGAATGAATATGAGAAGACCCAGGCGAAACTGAAGGAAGGCTTCTCGATCAGCGACACCGGCGAGATCAATATCCCGGCCGCCAATGAACTGTACCTCGATACCCTGGAGAAGCAGATCGCCTCGGTCTCGGGCCGCATACGCGACCTGCAGGGGCTACAGACCCCGATCAGCAGTGTCGGCAAGGAACTGCTCAAGCTCAACAACTACTGGCAGCTCGGCGCAAAGAGCACCGCGGAATACATCAAGGACGTGCAGAAGGCCGCCGGCGTCAAGATCGAAGCACCCGAGATCAAGCCGCCGCCCAAGCTCACGGACGCCGAGAAGGATCTGCAGCGCCTGTCCGAGGAAATCACCCGCCAGAACGACCTGTGGCAGCGCGGCATCACCAGCGTCGAGGATTACAAGAACGCCATCCGTGGCGCAGCCGACCTGCCGAAGAACATCCCTGGCGTTGACGCCATTAAGCCGGTTGACACCAGCGGCCAGGTCGGCGCTGAACTGTCAGGCTTGGCTGATCTGTTGAAATCCCGAGAGGAAATCGAGACCGAGGCCTTCGAGCGCCGCAAGAAGCTGGTCGAACAGAACCTCGAAGACGAAGACGCCCAGCGCCGCGTCACCGAGCAGCTGGAGCGCGTCCACGCCTTCAACATGCTTGAGATCGAGCGGGACAAAAACCAGCAGATCATCGCCATGCGCGAGAACGTCCTGGGTCTGTCCGTTGAGCTGCTGTCCAATCTCGGAGTCCGCAGCAAGGCCTTTGCCATCGCCGCCATCGCGCTGGAGAAGGCCTACGCCATCAAGAAGATCCTCGTCGAGAGCCAGGTCGCCTCCATGGCTGCGCTCACGCCGCCGCCGATTGGCCTGGGGCCGGTGGCCGGTCAGGCGTTGTCCGCCAAAATTCTGGCCGCTGGCAAACTCTCCGCTGGAATCGTTGGCGCCATTGGCCTGACACAGATCGCCAATACCGCCAGCGGGAACAATGGCGCATCGGCCGGGCAGGGGACCGGAGGCGCATTCGCCTCGCCTACGGCCTCCCCGGTCAGTGCACCGAGGCCGCAGACCATCCTGCAGGTCTACATCCAGGGCAATGTCCTGACCGATGAGTTCGTGCGCAAGGATATCGTCCCCGTGCTGCGTCAGGCGGTCGACAAGGAGGACGTCATTCTGATCTCGTCGAATTCCCGTCAGGCGCGCGAGATCACCGGATGAACTTCACCTACATCGCCAAGCGCCGGATCCAGGACAGCCACGACGAGGACACGGCCTATGCCATTGATATCGGGGCGACCACTCTGAACGTCAGCCGAACACCGGTGAAGAATAGCGTCCAGGCGAAGGACGGCACACGGGAGACCCTGCACGACCGCACCGACGTCTTCTGGGAGGTCACGACCGGAGTTGTGACCGAAGACGACCTGCCGGCATGGGAGGAATTCCTGTCCTCCGTCGAAGCCAATGAGGAATTCCTGTTCGATCCGTATGGTACCTCTGCCAACCCGGACGACCCGAGAACGGTCGAGATGGTGGATGGCTACTACGCCCCGCAGCGCCTCGACCGACAGCTGTTCCGTTTCAGTTTCCGCCTGAGAGAGGTTTGATATGCACAGAGTCCGCGACCTATCCCTTGCCGAGCGCGCGAAGTGGGGAATCTGCCCCGTTTGCGACGCCCAGGACGAACAGCCCTGCGATACCACGGACCATGCCGACGACGTCCTGATGCTGGATGGGAATATCCCGGTACATGAGATCCGGCTGCGCAAGGCGCCGCTCAAGGTACGCACAATCAAAGCCTGAACCGTGCGCTCCTATAACGCCAACTTCGTCGCGCAAGCCAATGCCGTCACGAAGTCCCCCCGCTATGTCGCTGTCCTGTCATTCGATGAGGAGAACACCGACCTCGTCTATCTGACCTCCCATGCCGATGCCGCCCTGCCGGATGGCGTTACGTCGATCAAGCGCGTCATCGAGACCATTTCCGGCACCTCCCAGTCGATCAACCCGATTCAGGCCCGCGCCACCATTGGCGTATCCACGCTGACAGTCGTTGACCGCGGCGAGGCGTTGACCGACCTGATCAACGACAAGCTCGGGTCGGACAAGGGCCTGCGCAAGAAGCGCCTGCGCATCTACATGGGCCACGAGGACGAGGCCTGGACGGAATACGAACTCGTCCAGACCCAGATCGTCGATCAGATCTCGTTCAGCGAGGACGGGAAATACACGATCCAGTGCGCGGATATCCAGCGTTCCGCGCGCGAGGACATCTTCGACCTGCGCAAGACCACGCTCACGGCCACCCTATCAGCCACCGCGACGACCCTGAGCGTGGCCTCGACAGAGGACTTCGAAGGTCTGGAACACGGTCTCAGCTTCTCGGACGCCCCACCCTACAGCACCGGGACCGTCCAGGCGACCAGTGGCTCCGCCGCGGTGGTTGGCTCTGGCACGTCCTGGCTCTCGAAGACACTCGAAGGCGGGCGGATCAACATCGCCGGGGTCGACTACCTGATCAGCAGCATCACCGACAATACCCACTTGACGCTCTCGACCAACTATGCCGGCTCAAGCGGATCCGGGAAGGCGTACACGATCTACCCCCGCGTCGGATATATCCGCATCGATGATGAGGTCATGCGCTATCCGATCTCGGAAGCCACCTCGACCTCGTTCACCAAATGCGCCCGCGGCGTCCTCGGCACCAAGGCCGTCATCCATGAGGTCGACGATAACGCCGCCGACGACCGCCAGCCCGAGATCGAGGAATTCGTCTACCTGGAAATGCCGGGGCCAAAACTCGCGCTCGCCATCCTGACCGGGAGCCTCTACGGCCAGACCGGCGCCACCCTGCCGGATAATTGGCACCTTGGCATCGATGCCGGATACATCGCCACCAGCGACTTCGTCAACATCGGCGACGACTGGTGGGATCCCGACGACGACCGCCTGGGCCGGATCCTGCGCTTCGCCGGCGAGGAAAAGATCGACGGCAAGCAGTTCTACGAGACCCAGATCAACCTGATCCTCGGCGCGTTCAATCCTGTCTATCGCGACGGCTCGCTGGGATTCAAGCGCATGACCATCGTGCTGTCGGACGCCTCCCCGGTGGCGGTGCTTGATGCGTCCAACATCGAGACCGTCTCCGAGCTCACGCACGACATGCAGGACGTCCACAACCAGCTCATCGTCAAGTGGAACTATGACTTCCTGGAAGACAAGACGACCCGAAAGAATCTGCTCACCGATGCGCGCTCAATTACCCGGCATGGCCTGGCCACGCCCCGAGAGGTCGAGGCGCGCGGCCTGCACGGCTCACGCCACACCCAGGACACGCTGTTCGAGATGTTCGACAGCCTCCGCTCACGCCACGCCGGACCTCCTCAGAAACTGAGCGTCACCTGTCTGCCGAGGTATAACTTCCTCGAGGTCGGCGACTGCGTCCTGGTCAACTATTCCAATATCCGGGACTTCGCCGGGGATTCCACCGGCCTGTATCGGACCTTCGAGATCCAGAACATCCAGGTCGACTGGAGTTCCGGCCGCGTCAGCTTCGAACTGTTCGGATCCGCGGAAGCCGCCGGCGCCATTGCGGGAACGGACGTCGGCGCGACCCTCGACACCTCGATCTATACCGCGGGCGGGACGGATCTCGCCACCTACCTGAACGCCAACTATCCAGGATCGTTCCAGGTCGTGGGCGGGGAAGGCCAGATCATCGGGGCCTGCACCCTGCCGGGCAATGCGCCCCTGACGCCCGGTAAGTACCGATACAACGGCGACCTGACCATCAAGGCTGGGGCCGATGTAACCATCAGCGACAATGTCATGATCGCGGTGGGCGGATTTTTCCACATCGAGACCGGCGCGACGATCAATGGCGCCGGGAACGGCCTCCCCGCCAGCACGAACGGCACGATCGGCTTTGTCGGAAGCACCCAGCCAATGGGCGGCCTGGACGCCGGCCGCGTCCTGCAGCTCAGCCAGCTGACGCGCTACCGCTTCACCAGCGAGGAACGTGGCGTCGTCAACGGCAAGCACATCGCCTTCCCGACCCTAAGCCTGCACCTGGACAGCGGCGCCCTATCTGGCCTCCCAAGCGATCTGAGGGGCACCTCCGGAGGACAGGGCGGGTCGCTGACCTCACGGGCGGCCAACACCAGCGGCGCGCAGACTGTCACCCAGGGCGGCGCTGGCGGGGCGGGCGGCGCTGGCCTGTGCATCGTCTGCCAGGGCGCGGACTTCGATGGGGATATCGACCTGTCCGGCGAGGATGGCACTGCGGGATCTTCAGGCTTCCTGTACGAGAACTCCACTGACCTCAGCGATACCTATTTGGCCTTTTCCGGGTCCGGTGCCGGCGGATGCCCGGGAAGTTGCCTGGTCATTCTGGACGGCGCCGCCTCAATCGCGCCAGAAAACAGGCTTATTGCGGTCATTGGCGCAACGCCTTCCCCGGGCGGTGTCGTGGCGCCCAGGTCCGGCACCATATTCGAAAACTTCGCGCCATCATCCAATCGGCAATACCGGAGCTACCATCAAGGCATCGGCGGGCTGGATATGTCGACCGCCTGCTTCCGGGTGATGTTCTCGCCGGAAGGCGCTGCCGCCGAGGAAGATGTTTCACGTGTAACGTCCATCCCGACTGCGATCGACGTCGACGAATTCACCAACACCCCGCAGACGCCGAATCAGAACCTGGTCACGCTCGAGGTCAGCGTCACGCCGCCGAGCGATGGCAATTACTCGCACAGCGTCATCAAGTACCGGGTCGCCGGATCCGGGTCCGCCTGGTCACTGGCCGGCGTCACCTCGCCCGAGGCTCTGATTGTTGTGCCGATGGACGGCACGCAGTATGAGATCGCCGCTTTCCCCGTTTCGAAGTTCTTCGTCGAATCCCTCGAATACATCTCAACGACCTGGACTGTCCCAACCTCGACCGCGGGCGGCGTCACCCTGGGCGGAGGTGTCGGCGGATATGTCCGCACCTCTGACAATATTGGGGCTGGCTCAGGCGGGCAGGGTGTCATCCTGGATGAGTCCGGGATCCGCGCCTATGACGGCTCAGGGAACTTGACCTTTGAGCTGGATGCCGACACCGGCGATGTCTTCTCCACCGGTGAACTGACGGCAGACTCCGGGACGATCGGCGGCTGGTCGATTACGGCCACCACCATCGAGAAGGGCGACGTCGTCATCGATTCCGCCAACGAGCGGATCCAGGTCGGCCCCAGCTCAAGCACGTTCGTCCGCATGGATGCCGATGGCATCATTGGGGTCGACTCCGTATTAGGGACGACGTTCTTGCTGCCAACGGATGGCAGCGCCCCTGAATTCTCCAGCGGAATCATCCGGGAAACTGTCTTCGAGCTCTACACCGCGAGCGTCATCAAGACGTCAGACGACCCGAGCGCGACCGGCGGCGTCCTGATGAACGACGTCGGGATAAAGGGATACAACGGCGCGGGGGCGCTCAAGTTCTTCCTGGATGCCTCAAGCGGCCAGATCACCGCCGAGGGCTCCATCACCATCACCGGCGGGTCCGGGTTCCGGAATCTCTCGGACGTTGGCGCCGTGTATCAGATCTTCTATCAGTCGACCGCCCCATCGAGCGGGTACTCGACCGGGGATTACTGGATCGACTCGGACGACAATTCGCTGTACCGCCGCACGTCATCTTCCTGGGTTTCTATTCAGGACTCGGACATTAGCCAGGCGATCATCGACGCCGCGGATGCACAGGCCAC